GCTGTACAAGCCATTTTATTTTATTTTTTTAGGTTAAGGGAGGAAGGGTTTTACCCCCTCCTTCCGTATTATTTATTTTATTATGATTGTCTTACTATGTCAGCTCCAACTCCTGACTGAACTCCTGCTGAGTAACGAGCAACTAATCTCATATTGTCACTTCCGTCAAGCTGTGCCATGTCCATCAAAGTAATTCTAGTAGCGTCACTTAAAAGGTCAGTTCCAAAGAATAAGTTTGACTTCTCTGCCGCAATTACTTGATTGTCTAACATTCCGTTACACACAGCGATTTTGTACCCTTCAAATACAGGAACATAGTCTCCGTTCATATTGTAAGCATTTACATATCCTAAAGTAGATACTGCTGAAATATAAATAGCGTAAGTTTTAGGTGACATATAAAGGTGTAAGTCATCTTTTCTCAATACTGCAGAAATGTTAGTTGCCATACTTGCAGTTAATCCCTGTAAGTTAGCAATAATGTTAAGTGTTGTGTATGCTCCTGAAGCTGCGTCTTGAGTAACTGTTGCGTCAGCATTAGCTCCTGTTGGCATTAAGTAACCATTAGTATTCATAAAGCCTTGAAAATCTCCTGTTGCTCCTGCTCCATTCCAAATACTTTCTTCTGTTTGTTGTGCTATGATTTCACCCATGTAAGAAATTACATAGTCATCAAAAGATGCAGGTGGTGGTGCTCCTGCTCCTGCTCTCATTTGTAACGCTTCCCAAGAGTCAAGTAATGTAGACTTGCAAAGGTCTAAGTTGATTTGTAGGTTACGAGGTTCTAACACCTTTTCTGTAAGTGCTAAAGTTCCTGCATCAGTAAAGTCGCAAGTAGCGTCAAGTACTAGTCCTGAACCTGCCATCCTTTGGATGTTAGATTTGAACTTGATGTTTTCAATAGATGTTAAGTAATCTAAAGAGTTTGCTTGCTTGAGTGCTGCCGAAATATAAAATCCCGCTGCTTTGCCCGAAAACGAGCTAGTTGTTGTAAAAGCCATGTTTTTTGTTTTTAAGTTATTATATTATTTATTTAAATCGTGTAAGAATTTTTCTCTTTTTGATAGTTTGTTATATTCTGCTCTAGATACAGGTTTTCTGTCTGAACTGAATTTATTTACATCTAAAGGAGCTGAAGCAGGTTGTGAAGCCAACTCAGTCTTAAGTTTTTCGTTTTCTTCTTTTAACTTAGTTAATTCATCTTCTGCTGAGAACTCAACTACTTCTGTAGTTTTTATAGACTTAGGATTTGTAGAAGGTTCAACTGTTTCTTCAGACATTTCTTCAACTTCATCATCACCGCCTACTTTTTCTTCTTTAAGTTTTGCAACAGCAATTTCTAAGTTTTCAATTCTTTTCTCCATACCTTTCCAATCAGCAACGTCAGCTTCTTCATCATAGTCTTCTTTTTCATCTTCTTCAGCTAATACTGTTTCTTCTGATAAGTCTTCAGACATTTCTTCTTCTTCAACTACTTCTTCAGTTTCTGACTCTATAACTTCAGCAACAATACCTTCTTCTTCAACTCTGAAAGATACTCCTGTGTCAGTCTTGTAAGTTCCAACAGGTAATAAAATTGTAGTTCCATCTTCAGTTAATACTGAAATATCTACTCCTGCTTCTAATTCTTCAGCTGTTGAAACGAAAATAGTTCCGTCTTCTGATTTTGCTTGCCACTCTAACTTAATTGTTTCTTCTTTGTTAAGACCTAGAGCTACTAAGATTTGTTCTTTAATGTCCATAATTCTTTTTAGTTTTATTAGTGTTTGTAATATATAATAGATAAACTATTACTTTGTTTGATTTTGCTTAATTATTTCATTTAGTGCTGAAAGAATTTCCTCATTACTTGGAGCTTTTTCTGACATCTGTTCCATCTTGTCTGTAAAGTAACCTTCGATTGATAATCCTTTTAATTCACCGCCTTTGATTTTATTCCAAAGCTCATCATTTTCTATTTTCATTTTTACAAACCAAGTGCCGTTAGGTAAGTCGTAACCGTATAACTTTGACTTGTCCATATCACCTTCCTTAATCCAAGACTCAACTGTTAGAACGCCTGAAACTCTGTCTTGGTGTTGGTATGTAGCTTTATGGTGGTTGTTATGTTTCAAATACAACTCAGAAGCTTTACGCACTGTTTCTTTTGAAAAGTAAACATAGTAATCTGAGTCTGTGTTTGGGTTATGTCTGAATATTTGCTTGTTAGGAATAAGTGCAGGGCTAACTAACATTCTTTTCTCCTCATCTACTTTAGCGAAAGTTAAGTTATTCTTTTCTTTTCCAAAGTAAACAAAGTCCTGTTCTATTGCAGGTGAAGTAACTAAACTAATAGCATCAATAGCTAGTTCTTGACTATTATCTGAAATTACTAACTCAACAATAGATGTAGTCTTTTCGTAATAGTCTTTGTTCGCTTCTTCACATTCTGCAACTGAGTCATATTGACAATCTCCTGTCTTTCCCCATTTATATTTTCCGTTTTCACATTCTTCGCAAGGCATAGTATATAATATATTTAATTAATTTTTATTTGATTTTAGATTGTAGCTCTTCTTCTAATATTGGCTAATTGATTTTGACTATTAGTCATTTCATCTGTTACAACGTAAGCTCTAGTCGGTTCAGGTTCTAATCCACCTGATAAGTCAAAAGCTCCTGACATCATTTGTGGTGCAGGTGTTGCAGGTGTTGCAGGTGCTGAAACTCCTCCTCCTCCTCCTCCTCCCGCAGGACTTCCGCTTAATATCTTTTGGATTTGAATAGCACTAAAAGCTCCTGCTAATCCTGCTTGTATAAAAGGATATGCAGGCATAACTGTTGTGATAGGAGACTTTGAAGCTGTTGTAAATGCGTTTTGTACACCTTCTACTCCTGAAATTGTAGCTGAAGTTACTGCTGCTGCTTTTCCTATTTTACTTCCTTCACCTGCTATTTGAGTTATTAAGGCTAAACCTTGCATCGCCTGTTGTTTTTTAGTATCTTCAACTAACTTATTTAATTTTATTTCATCGTCTGCTGCTTTTTTATCTTCTTCTTTTTTCTTTTTAATGTTTGCAGATAATTGACTATAAAAATTAATATCATCTTCTATTTCTTTTTCTCTTGCAGCTTCTTTTAGTGCTTTTTCTTGGTTTACTGCTGTTGTGATTTGGGTCTGTAATAATCTTTGACTTCTTAATTTTTTAGTATCAAGGTTAATTAAGTCTGCTTGTAGTTGTGCTAAACTATCCTTTATTTCAATATTATTTTTGTTTTGTTCCATTTCTAACTTCAGAGCATCTACTAGAAGTTGTTTTGACCTTATTTCTTTTGCTGTTATATTTTCTTCTATAGCTTGTGCTTTCCTAAGTAAAGCTATTCTTTCTGTTGCGTTAAATTTTTCTCTATCTTCAGCTTTTAGTCTTATGTCATTTATTTCTCTATTTGCTTTAGCTCTTTCAACTTTTAGTTGTCTATCAATATGATGGGCTTTTTGCCTTGCCTTAGTTACTTGGTCAATTGCTTCAATTTCTTTTTTAGTTTCTTCTACAAATTCTTTTACAGCAACTGTTGTTTTTACAACTAGATCTTTTGCAGCTCCTATTGGGTCTTTAAAGAATTTTACAATACCATTTCCTAGACTTTTTAATGCCTTCATTGGGCTTGTAACGGCTTCAATAATAGTTTCACCTAAGTCCGCAAATAAATCTAAAACCTGATTTGTAACAGCACCAATTCCTGCCATAATTCTTTGGAATTTCTCTTGCCCTGCTTCTGAACGCTTAAAAGATTGTGTTAAAGCTACTACTGCAAGAACTAAAGCCCCTATACCTGTAGACATAATTCCTGCTCTAATAGTGCCGAACATAGCTTTTGCAGTTGGTATAATTTGACTAAAGCCTTTTTTTACACTATTCAAAGAAACACCCATAACACTAAAATCAGCGATAGTTTCTTTTGATGCTTTGTTGTATTCTTTTTGCTCTTTTACTGCTCCCTTTTGTTCATCAGTTAATCCTTTTACAGCTAATTTTTGGTCTTTGATAGAAAGATTTATATGTTCTAACTTCTTATCTATTCCTGACAAACTCTTTTCATAAGCAGTCATATTAGCTCTTTTCTGCTGCAAAGCTATTTCCTCTTTTTGTAATTCTAAAAGAATTTTCTTTTGCTCAGATAAAGTGTTGTTTAAATCCTCAGTATCTTTAGTAACACCCTTAATGTTACTTTTTATATTCATTACTAATTCTTCTGCCATAATTTTATTTTTTAAAGTGCTACTCCTGTTTTAATTTGCGTAAATGTTATGTTACTACACCATTCTATTGTTACGTCTGTTGCTCCTCTTACTCGCATAGCAAAGTTAGTTCCTGATACTATTCCTGTTGGCTGCCACCCTGTAACAGTACCATTACTTTTGATTGAGTCACGTTCTCTGTTTATACTAAGTGATCCACTTTCATTTATTATAACTCCTCTTTCAACAAAACTTGCGTAATCACCTAAATTACCTGTTCCTGTTCCGCCTACTCTTACAGCTATAACGTCTGCGTGAAAATACATTACTGCGTTTTCAGGTACAGCTAAGAGTTGGTCAGTCGTATTGTTTAAGTAACTTACAGTATTAGTTCCGTTTGTCGTTTGAATTCCGTATATTACTTGTATGCTTTGTCTTTCACCTAATAAGTCAGATGCTACGTTACCACCTAAGACTATTGAGTTATCCGCTGTTGCTTCTCCTAAAGTACCATAGACATTTGCATTGTTTACTCCGTTTGCTATTTCGTTATTGTTTCCTACTACTATGTTGTTTCTTGATAAACCTTTTACAGTATTGTTCTCGCCTATTATATAAGTATTATTAGTTCCTGTTTCAGTTGTGTTTCCTGTTCCCTGTAATTTATTACCTATATTGCTAAAGCTTCTGTTTAAGTTTGTGTTAAATCTAAATGTAGAGCATGTTCCATTTGCTTTGTTGTAGGTATATCCGTATGCTTCACATTGTAACTGATTAGGTGTTATTTCATTTGTTCCATCAGTAAAGGTTACAACTCCTGTTATAGACGTTAAAGAAGGCTTTACGTCAAACCCTGATAAGTATGGTATTGTTATTACTTTGCTCATTACGGTATAAGTATAAATTCAACTGTTGCTAAGTCGTTTGGTTTGTAGTCAATTCTGTTACATCTAAAAGTTCTGTTCTTGATAAATATGGTGTCATTGAACTTAAAAGTATTAATATCTGAAGGACTTAAATTAACTTTAATAGTCATTATCCTAGTATCAGGATTGTAAAGCTCTGAGTAATAAGGCAACCAATACAAGTTAAATAGATTATTGTTTGTAGGTGCACCTGCTCCTATTAGCTGACATTCTCCAAAGTGAAAATCTCTTGCTGTTGTAACTGTAGGAACACTAGTCAAATGACTAAATTGTAAGAAATCAGTTTCATTTGCTGAAGTACCCCCATTTTGAGCAGGTATATAATAAGAAGCTCCTGTTGATTTTAACCCATTGTTAAACATAATTCTAGGACTATTTTCAAACCCTTCAGAAGTTTCGTCTTCATTCATAGAATAAATAGCAGGAGTTATAAAGTCAGGAAATTGTGTCATTAATGGTTTTATTACTGTTGCTGCAAAAGGTTCTGCAATTATTTCATCTTCTCCTGCTAGAATTGTAAACTCTGAAGCGTCATATTTTTTACTTCCGTATAAATGATTATTTGCGTTTTTGTAAACATTAAAAGCATAGTCGTCTTCATCTTCTACAAACTTAAAAATAGTCTTTTTGTTTAAATCAGTTAAAGGCATAAGCTTCATTTCTGAAACATCTATTTTTTCAGTCCAATCTAGTTCATTAGAAGTATTATCAAAGAAATTAGGATTTGTAGCATCACCACTAGAAATAAAAATATCTCCATAAGGTTCTATCTTTATGTTACTAGGGTTGTCTTCATCAGGCAAAGTAACTAAGTTAAACATAGTAAGCAGTCCTTTTAAAAATTCCCATTGACCTGTTTCACCTCTTAGCGTTTGAAGGATAGTATCACTTGTCATAGCTTCTGTACTTGTTACACATAGCAAAATAGCTCCACTAAAAGGACTAGAAGGAGTTAAAAAAGGGGATGTCTCAATTACTGTAGAAGGTGTGTCTAAACTTTGAAATTCAAAAGTTAAAGTATCGTTAACTTCTAATACCCTAGTAAAATTTCCTGACATTGTAATAAAGTCAAGCGGTAAGACTTGTGATGTGCCTGACATTGGCGTTATGTTTATATAATCAGTAGTACCTGTACTAGCGTGATACCATTTCCATCTATGCGTCAAGCTCCAATTAGAACCTGTAGTTTCAATTCCTACATTATAAGAAAATGTATAAGTTTGACTATTCGTTTGAGCTGTAAATACTCCTGATGAATAACCCATTTCTGCTGTAAAAGGAGGTCCATTAACTTTATTAAATTGTAAAGCGGTAAATGTAGAAGTTGCTGTTTGCTGAACCTCTTGGTTCTGAGTTCTTGAGAAGTTAAAAGTTATAGGATTATTATCAGCACCCCAATTAAAGTCCATATACAGTTTTTTAAAGTCGTCTGTATTAAAGAATGCACTTTCGTAAGTAAAAGGCACGACTTCAAATATCCTGTCAATTAAATACTTAATATTTATAAAAGGTCTAAACGCTGTTTCTAAAGTTGTTAATTGAGGGTTACCTGCTATCGGTGTACCCCCTGATGCTGCTAAAAACCATTGTTTATTCCAATCTACAAAAGGATATTTTACTGTGCTGTTAGCGTCTCTAAATCCTGATGTACTCGGGTTAGTGTAAGTAATCCCAAAATTAGGTGCTTCATTCCAACTAGCTGTTATTTGTATTTTATTATAATCGTGAGTTAGCTCTGTAAAGTCTAATTCTGAAAAAGTCTTATCTCCTAAAACATCAGCTAGTGCAACAACTTCAGAATAAAGATTGACATTGTAGCTTATTTCTCCTGACTTGTCTGATATATCAATCATTCTTAAATAACCTTCAAATAATAAAAAGCCGTCTTGCTTTAATATCGCCTTTGTTTTTTTATAAGGATTAAAGTTTAGCCCTGTATCTGTTCTAGTTACTTCAAATATATTGTCAAAGATTTGATTGTTTCTTTTTGTAGCAGGTAAGTTAAACGCTTTTGAATAAGACTGTACATTCTCAGCTACATTTTTAAAGTCATCTACACTAAGACTTAGAGGTATATCTTCATCTTCGTAAAGGTCGCAAATAACTTGTCCGTCTTGCAGGTCTGTATAAATTGTAGTTGGAGTAATACCCTGTTGTGATACTGATATATTACTTATTGCAATAAAGTCAGTAGTTGTATTGTTGTAACTTATAATAATTATATCTTCTGCACTAGAAGCAGTCCATGAAAAAGTAATTAAACTAAGACTAGCTGACTGTGCAATACTTGAAATTTGAGTTGTGCCATTATAAGCTGCTGTAAGCACATCCCCTAACCCTGTTGTAGATAATGTCAAAGTCATTTCATAAACTGTACCCACAACTAAGTTAGACAGTTTTTGATATACTCCTGCTTGTGTAGAAACAGGCACTGATAATAAGGTTAAATTCCCTGAAAGTTCTGTAGGTATTGTAGGTGTTCCAAACACTGTTGATCTAAAACGAAACCAAGTATTCACCTGAGTAGGTGGAGCGTTTGTTAATGTAAATAGTATTGTATTTAAAACTGTACTATCATAACTGCTTGAAGTATTTATTGTATTAAAGTTGATACCGTCTACAATAAAATCATTTGCAGATGTAACAATAGAGTTGTATTGCCCGTTATGACTCTGAGGAAAAACTATTAATTGTACTGACATTATACTGATTGTGTTCTTAGTGTTTTACTCTTTTCTACTTCAAAAGTGTATTGAATAAGTTTATCGTTTGCTACTGTCTTTCTTGTAAAGCTAGAAGTTGTAAGTCTTACAGGCTTTACATATTGATTAAGTGCTGAGAATGTTCCATCTGTTTGGTAACCTTCTAAAATATAAACTTCAGGACTGTTTATTAGTTCTTCAAAAATTTCATTTTCGCTTTCACTTACAAAGTCTGTATTCATTGTAATTTTCTCTGTAGCGTTTACTCTAAATGCTTTCTTTCCTCCTTTGTAACTATCTACTCTGTAAGCTGCTTCATTCCAAGTACCTGCTAGTTGCTCGTATGTAGAACCTCTAGTTGATACGCTTCTAACTGACTTCTGAGTAAAAGTGTAATAATCCCACGCACCCCATTGATTAAGCCAACAAAGTCTAATACTTTCAAATCCTTTAGTATTAGGGCAATTAATTTTTATAGTGTATTGTTTAGATATTCTATTACTGCTATTATCAAACGCTTGTATATCTATAGAGCCGCCCTGTATAGTTCCTGCTGAAACTAAAGCTTGAAAAGTAGAACTCCAATTTTGTAAGTTAGCAGGAAAGCAACCAAAGTACATAAAACGATAAAAAATATAGCTTTGTGGACTATTCCAAGCACCATTTACATAAGTCCTGTTTACATTTTCGTTACCTAAAGGACTTCCTGAGCTATCATAGTAATTAAGTTTTATGAAATCCAAATTATTATTGGGTGCTAAAAAAGCAAGTGTTCCGTAATCTTCTAAGTTAGCATATTGAGTAGCAGGTGTGTTTGTCAAGAACCTATCTGTTTGAGCCGATAAATTAAACCTGCTTAAATCATACCCAAAGTCATTGGCTGTAGCTCCTGTACCCATTGTAAGAATATCAGAATATTTTAAGTAGCCATTAAATATTTGAAAGTCAGTTGAGTTAGTCGGTCCTACTATCTGAACATCACCGTTTGCGTCTGTATATTGTGTTTTAAACTGAATAGTCAGCCATCTTGCAGTTTTTTTATTTCTTGAATATTTATCTACTAAATGAATAGGATGAGGTGTGTCATCAGTTGTTATAATTCCTTTATACGAGCTTTGTGTTCCTGCCATATTATCAGCACTAACATAATTTTCAACTACTTGTCTGAAATCAAATATTCCTACTCCTGCATTGTTAGGTGTTGTTTTAAATGTAGCTGTTGGAATTGATGTTATAGTTGGTGTTATTGGTGTAATGTGGCTTATGTAAACATCAGCTAGAAACCTTACCTGCAACTGATTTGCTACTATTGTATTATTTGATACTACAAAAATTACCTCTTGTCCTACAGGTAGTTGTTCGTATAAAGGTTTTTGTTCTATTAGTGTTGCCATTTTATTTTATTTTGGTCTGTAATAAGTTATTAAGTAGCTTTCAATATCTAATTTCAATTCAGTTAAGAACCCCTTTTTTAGTTTCTTGTATTCAATTCCTAAAGGTTTTTGAAAGAAGCTTAAAGACTTAATCCCTTCTCTTTTTATTTTTCTACTAATTAAATAAGCAAAGCCTGAAACAAATTGCCCTGTTTTTTTATCTCTACCTCTCCCTAGTCCTTTTGGCTTTATTCCTTTTCTTTTTATCCATTTAGAAAGTATATCTATCGGAGGCCCTTTTGTTGTATATTTATACGGACTTTTAACAGTTTCTCCTGCTGTATTGATGTAAGATTGCTCATTCTTGTTCCCTGACACCCCTTTGTCTAAATACTCACCGTAGTCTTGCATATAGAATTTTGTGCTATAACCTAAAGCGTCAGGTACTACTTCAAATCGTATTGATTTTCCTACTGAAGTTTCCCCTTTATCCTTTTGCAAAATTCCTCTCGCTTCCTTTACAACTTGATTTGCAAAGCTATTAAGGTATCTTTCAAGAGCTTCTGTCTTCATTATACTAGGCCTGCAAAGACTTCTACTTGAACATCAGTTGTTGCTGAAGGTCTTACCTCTACAGTAACTAAATCTTGTAATGTAGGAAAAGCAGGACTTGCATCTTCTTCACCTATTAAAGCTTCTTCAGCTTGAAATAAGATATGTGAACCACCTGCTCTTACTGTAACTTGATAGTTTGTAGCTGCTGTTACATAAGCCACTTTCATATCTTGATCATCACTTAAATTAGTAACTCTTAGATATTTACAGTTCTCTACATCTAAAGCACCGTCTGCTCCATGCGGTGTAGAATTAAATACTGCTACTGTTGTAGTTTGCGAGTGAGTACAAGTTAAAATTCTTTCAAATACATCTACTATTCCTGTAGTTGTTAAGACGTTTGTAGAACCTCTTACTGAGCCGTTTAATACGACATTTTCTGTGATTGTTGTTGTTAAGTCTGCCATTTTATTTTTTATCTATTTGTTTAAGTTTATTTATTGCCCAATTTACACCTGATGAACCACCCCAAGCATCCCACATAATACCCCCGCAACCTTCTGAGTAAGGAACGTCTTTATGTTGTTGATGTCTTTTAAATGATGCCATTCTTGCGATTGTATCTCTACTAATAGGTTTTCTGTCTGCTAATTGTGCTGAACGAGTCCACCCTACTCTAGTACCGCAAGTGCTTCCGTTTTCTTCTTTGTATTTTCTTGCTCTTTTAGCATTATTACTAGCTGCCTGAGGATAGTCGCTATAACTTTCTAGTTCTATGCTTATTGCTTCTAGCTTTTCTAATATGTCTTCGTACTTCATAGCTTTAATGTTATTTTAAATTTCTTCCATCCTATTTGAACTATTAATCTTCCTATCTTAAATTTTAGCATTAGTAACCTGCACCACTATTGGTTACAGGAATATTACAAGTTTGAAAATCATTCTGAACTAAAACCCCTATATTAAACACATAACCACAACACAAGTTATCAAACCTTTCCTGAAAAGGCTCTATTGTAAATTGGTCTTGCGTGAAATAGATAGGTTCGTTAATATCATTTACTCCTTCTATAGATTGTCTTGAACTATGTCTTAACATTCCAATAATATCTGTACAAATACCTAGTGTCTGATTGAATACTTCCTGTTCGTTATTCTCTCTGTCTACTAACTTAGTTAAAAGCTGATGTTGTTTAGTTTGCCAATCTGACTTTTCAGATACCATATCCATAATAAACACCTGAAAGTTGTATGTCAATTGACTATCACCTGTAGTTACTGATGTTGGATTTACGTGCATTAGCGGAAACTTCTCCATCTTTTCAAGATTGATGTCGTAAATGTCTCCTACTGAAGTTGTGCTTATTTGGTCGTGATACTCGCCAAGTCTTAGCAAAAAATTTACTACATTATTATATGTTTTATTGTTCACCATTTCTTTTAACTTTATTTTGAGAATTTAAGTCTGTTTCATAACTTAACCAAGTCAAGCACTCTAACAACCCTAAATTCGTTATTCTTTCTAAGTTTACTATTTCAGCATTACACAATCTATAAAAAACCCCAAACCACGACCACTTCTCTGCAAAGCTCTCTGTTGCTATTGCGTCTTCGTTTCCTTCAGCCGCTCCATCAAATACAATGGCAAAATCGCTGACAATTCTTTCGCGAAATTGTAGAAAAAAAAAAGAGCTGCCTGTACTTGTTGAGCTGACATCTTCTTCATTTCTTCTGTCCTGATCCGAATATTTCCATCATAAGCGTCAATAATATAAATGTCATTTTTCTTTTCTTTTATCGGTCTATACAATACAGCCATTAACTCTGCTAAATGATTTTCAACTCCGTTTTTAATAAAAGTCTCTATGTCTGCATATTCCCCCAATGTTATACTGTCCAAATCAGGATGAAAGCCGTACTCAATTCCTTCTATTTCAATAATCCTTTTAAGGTTAGTATCTTGCTTTTGCTGTAGCTCAGCTAACTTGCTCATTAATACTGCCACATCTGATAAAGCTAATTCCTTTACTAACTGCTTAGGAATGTTAGATAACGCTGCTATTGTTTCTGTTGCTTCTTCAGTCTTTGTACCTGTTTCAAAATCAATAAGCTTTAACCACTTCTCTAGAGTTACATCTTCCCAACTACTAATAAGTTTGAACTCTTTTACCTTACCTTCTTTTTTAACTTTTACTTTCATCTGTTATATAATAGAAATTT